GGCGATCATGGGCGCGATCATCATCCCGGCGCTCGACAAGGCTTTCCAGATCGCCACCGGCAACCAGAACGCCCGGATCAAGCGTGGCGGGATCACAGCGTTGCCGGACGCCGCGGCGCGCGTCAGTACGGGTCAGGAAGGCGTCGCGCAGGCCATCGCCCAAGTGATCGACCTCTCGCCCGAAGCGCGCCTGACGACACAGGCGATCGGCAACAAAGACTGGAAGGGCGACGACGTGCTCTCGCGCTTCAAGTCACCTTCTGAGAACATCGCTGGCGGCGCCGGTCTGATCACCGACCAGTTCGGCCCGCTTCAGCAAGGCATCGAAGCACTGTCGCCTGGCGGGCCTGAGCGTGTCGCCGGACGTCAGTTCGGCGTCGACCTTCCGCAGAACGCACCCGGCGCGGTCAAAGGTTCGACGGCGAAGATGCTGCGCCGGAAGTACCAGAAAGCCGGACAGAAGGACCCGCTGACGAGGGGGCTTCAGAGCCTTGGCGTGCCGTGAAAGTGCTCTGCCTGGACGCTTTTGGAGGGGACGGAGCCTTAGATTTCTGTATGCGCGCCCAGCAGGACGGCCACGACGTACTGTGGTCCTTTCTAAAGACACCGAAAACTCGCAACTTCGGTCGTGGTCTCGTTCGAACGACAGAGAACTGGCGCGACTACAAGCGCTGGGCCGATCTTGTGATCCTCACCGACAACACGAAGCACCTTCAAGAGATCGACTACTGGCGGGCCGCCGGGGCGCCGCCGATCGTCGGCGCCTCAGTGGAGAGTGCGGCGTGGGAGCTCGACCGGAAGACCGGCCAAGAGGTGTTCAAGAAGGCCGGCATAGCCGTGCCACCCTTCCGGGAGTTCACCAGCTACGATGAAGCCATCGCGTACGTAAAGCGTGAAGGCCGCGCTTTCGTCTCCAAGCCGAGCTACGACGAGGCAGACAAAGCCCTCTCGTACGTCGCCAAGAGCCCGGCCGATCTCGTCTACATGCTCGAGCGCTGGAAGCGAGCCCAGAAACTCAAAGGGGCCTTCATCCTTCAGGAAAAGGTCAGCGGTTGCGAAATGGCGGTCGGCGTATGGTGCGGCCCACATGGCTTCAACTCCGCGGTCTGCGAGAATTGGGAGTTCAAGTCGCTGATGGCCGGCGACAAAGGCCCCAACGTTGGAGAGATGGGGACTGTCCTGAGATTCGTTAGCCGCAGCAAGCTCTTCGACAAGGTGCTTCGCCCGCTCGAGGACCGGCTGGTGAAGCTGAAGTACGTCGGCTATGTCGACGTAAACTGCATCGTGGACGAGCACGGCGACCCCTGGCCGCTGGAGTTTACGATGCGGATGGGCTGGCCTACCTTCAACATTCAACAGGCCCTCGTTGAAGGAGATCATGTCGAGTGGCTGGCAAATCTCGCCGAAGGACGCGACTCGAAACCGTTCTCGCTGCACTCGATAGCGTGCGGGGTGGTGATGGCGCTCCCGGAGTTCCCGTACGGAAAGACCCCGACGACGAACGCGCTTGGCGTGCCGATCCTCGGCCTGGACACGAACATCCGCGAAAGCGTCCACCTGTGCCAGGCGATGCAGGGGAGCGCTCCGCAGGACGAGGGCGGGAAGGTGGTGGAGAAGACATGCCTGGTAACGGCGGGGGACTACGTGCTGGTGGCGTCGGGCGTGGGCGACAGCGTGCGGTCCGCTCGGACAAAGGCGTACCGCGTGATCGAAAAGGTGAAGATTCCGGCGTCGGCTTTCTGGCGGATCGACATCGGCCAGAGATTGAAGACGCAACTCCCTCAGATGCAGTCCTTGGGGTACGCATCACAGATGCTCTTCTAGCGCACCCCGAGCGCTTCCACCGCCTCCAAAGCCTCGTGCTCGACTTCGCCGAGCAGATGATGGAGATGAAGCTCAAGCCCGACCACAAGCAATTCGCTCGTCTCGTCGGGATCAAGGCTCAAATCATGGGGTCGGTTCTGACGGTGATGGCTCGGGTTCGGCCGGGGGACATTCGGTCGACTCGGGACGATGGACTGGACGAGCTTCTGAATCGAACAGAGCGCCACGCGGCTCCCACGGCCAACGATGCGGCGCTGGTTGACCCGCCACTGCTTCTTGAGCCTGAGACTCTTCTGGCTGATCTGTTTTCCTGACGACCTCCGGGTTGAACGCCGCCAAGGTCGGCTTTGTAGACGGCGGAACAGGCAGAGTGATGACGCCGAACATCCGCTCGAAGTCGTCCACGACGGCGTTCAGTTGGTTGCGCAGATGCTTCAGCGCCGCCGGCGGTAGATGGATCGAGGCGACCCATTCGACGCGAGACGTCACGACGACCTGACCACCGTTCGGCGGAGGACCTTCTATCTTGAGCGGTTCGACGCCCAGGACGATGGTGGCGCCATTGGCGTTTGGATGGACGATAGTGTGCTCGGCGCGAAGGCCGACAGGCAGGTCAGTCATAAGAAGATATCCTCTGGTTCGAGAATGAAGCACGCGATGTGACGGCCTGTACCTTTGCCTTCGGAACCGTCTTCGGTCGCCAGCCAGCGCACGTCTCCGAGATTGCGGACTTTCGCGCCAGCCGCGAGCAGCATGAGAACCCACTTGTCGACCGGGTAGACCAGTATGACGCGCTTACCTTTAGCGCGCTCGACAAGAGCTTTTCGAACCCAGGCCGTAGGTCCCTTCTTTCGGCCTTTGTGGATGACATATCCGAAAGGAGGGTTGACATAGTTCGACCATCCCCACTCGCAAGTCAGACCGTCGAAGTTGTCTGGTTTAGGATGCGGGCACGGATCGAAGGTGAAGTTGAACTCTGTGTTCAGCACGTCGTACATTGCAGGCGGGGTCAGCCAGTAGTGCTTGCCGTCGCCGCCGTTCCCTTTGTGAAACTTATTCTCTTCCGGTGGGAGATCACGCACCGTCGATCTCCTTTTTCCAGATATAGCGTTCCCCGGCAAAGATGCCGGTGTCGATCGCACCAACGTCCTTGGCGTAGTCGACGCAGCGCCGGAACACGGCAAGCGAGTTGCCGCCCTTCCCGCCAGGGCGGATGTCGTTGAAGTTCCGTAGCACGGCTTCCCACTCGGCCGCCGCACGACTATCCGGCGTCGTTGTCGATTCGAGCAGAGCGAACTCCAAAGCCTGCATGAAGTGCTCTGCGTGGCTCGCTCGCCGGCCGCCCCGTTTCACCATTGGTTCGCCCATGCTGACAGTCATCGACGTGATCGGTCGTCCGCGGCTGTCCTCGCCCAGGTCGGTCTTCAGAAGGGTGAATGTTCCAAGTTGCCGCTGTTCGGCGTCCCTGGCCTTCGTCAGGTCCAGGTAGCGCACGGCGTCGGTTCCTTCGCGGGTGATCTCCAGCACGTAGTCGGCCGACGCGACGATCGCTCCACCGCCGCGCGCGCCTTCACCGTTCTTCGGCGGGTGATGGGTCGTCAGCACGAGCGCATCCAGATCGCGCGAAAGTGTTCCGAGGTTCGCGAAGGCCATGCCGATCTCGGCGTTGTCGTTCTCGTCGACCAACAGCCCGGAGGCGTTCAGCGTCTCTAGCACGACGAGACGAAGGGGGACCCCGAAGTTGTCCTGCATCCGTTTGGATTCGACCCGGAGGTCTTCCAGGAGCTTTCCGAGGGCGCCTCTGGCTGACAGATCAGATACAGAGGTTGCTGAGATGGGGAGAGCATCGTGCTCGCAGAGGGCTGCAAGACGCATTGGTAGCGCTGACCCTTCCGTACCAGCGAATAGGTAAGCCACTCCCCCGCGGTCGTCTGGATGGATCCCGAAGAAGGGCTTGCCGGCGGCGACGGAGCGACCGAGCTCGACGTCGACGAAGGTCTTGCCGGACTGAGGGGCGCCGACGATGACGGCGACGCCAACGGCCGGGAGAACTTCGTGGTAGAGCCAGCGAACGTTGCGGTCCCACTCGTCGCCGTGCCGGAACCAGCGTGAGGGTTGGACGTCAGCAGTGGGTGCGGGTTCGACATCAACGCCGCTGAAAGCTACAGCAGGATGATCAACACCAGGAGGGCTGTTCCCGTAGAGATACGCATGTTCGACCTTCTCCTGAAGCTCTTCCAGTTCCCAAGGCGGAGAGCACCGATCGTTCCAGTGCTCCAGCATCAGCTCGAACGCACTCTCCCTGGACAGTCCAAAATCCTTAAGCCGTGCAGCGATCTTGTAGGTCGTCAGGTCTCCGTTCTGTCCTTGAACAGCGGCGACGCAGGTAGCGAGATAGTCAGTCGACCGCCGTATCGCATCGGTCTGGTCAAGCTCAAAAAGGGGCGTGTCCGACCGCTCCGCTCTCTGAGGTTTCGTACGTAGGCGCGCTCGAATCGTCTCAGGCAACGGTCGGAGAGGCGAGTCATGCTCAATCGTGTACGTGCCCTCACCCGAGCCGTTGGTGAGCACCGATCCAGGACCAACCACGTAACCATTGCGGCCGCCGCGAATATCGATACCTGGCCCAAGATCACCAGGACTGTTACCCAGATCGTCATCTGTTGAATAGTAAACATGCCATCCCCCGGATGCGGTTCTAACTCTGAAGGTGTCTCGCTCTTCAGTTGTCAGTTGTAATGCTCTGAAGCTTTCAGCGCCTTGTTTTCCCGCCTTAACATCTATGTCGACAGCGATAAGACCTTCGTCCATGAGCACGCCGACGTTGTAGTTTCTCTCCGACCACCACTGACGTATCTGACTTTCTTCGGTTGTCGCTTTTATCTGCCATCCTGAAATCGCTGGCGGTCTCCGGTTGCCAACACTTACCGGAAAGACCTTGAAGCCTCGACGCGCCATGTCGAGGGCGGAGTTCAGGAGTTGGTCGTGAAGCACCACCCCCCTGCACTGTGATCAGACGACGTTGAGACGGTAGGTGCGCTTCAGGTCGCCCGGCTGGACGACCATGCCGTGATCTCTCAGGCTACGGTTGAGACGGGTCAGGTAGGAGCCGAGCCAGCGCTGCTGCTGGCGGTTCGAGCGGTAGTGCTCGGGTCCGTCTATGGCCTGGAACAGGACGTCGAACGGCACGTCGCCGGCGCCACGCAGCGCCTCGAAGATCGCCTTCTGCTTCGTGGGGAGACGGATGTTCGTGGTCATGCGACAGCAGCCTCTTCGGGCTTCACGTCGAAGTCGATCGGCTCGGCTTCGTAGTCGGCGTGCTTGCTCTTCATGTGGCTCAGCAGGTCCACGAAGACGTGGTTGCAGCAAGGACAGCGGCCCTCCGCGGAGCGCTTCTTGATCTTCGTGATCTGACCCTTCGCAGCGGAGATACGACGCTCGGCGTGCTCCCGCTCGGCGCGCTCTTCGTCGATACGTTGATGGAGTCGTGCCGCTTCCTGCTTTAGACGATCACGCTCACGACGAAGTTTATCCTCTTCCGAAGGCCCTTTTGTATAGCTCTGAGGGTGGCCCCAGATGCAATAAAATGTGACGTGAGAACGTCGCAGCATGTCTTGTTGTTCTTTTGTCGTCCACACCTGCTCTTTGCAGTTAGGACAAAGATCACTGACTACTTTAACCATCGTTCACCCTCCCACGCCTTCACGCTGACCGGCAGACCCCGCGCCATCGTTCGCGCGGCCAACTCCATCAGGTGTCCGAAGTCTTCGGCGTCGCCGAAGTCCTCGTCCACCTCACAGACCAGATCGTCGTGCGTGTGATGGACGATCCGATAGCCGGCGCTTTCGACCATGAGCATCGCTTCGACCAGCAGATCGCGCGCGAAGCCCTGGACGATGTGGTTGAACTGCATCCCGCCGTAGAGATCGATCGGCCGCCAGGCGGTCCCGTCGACACCCCAGAACGTCACGCCGAAGCTGTTCAGCTCGATCTCGTCGCCATCGTCGGTCTTGATCGTGTGCGTCTTCCACCGCACCGAAGGGCTCGGATAGTGGATCGTCCGGCCGGACGGCAGGCGGCAGTAGAGGAACTTCGCGTCGGCGACGTAGCGGACCCGATCGCTCAGCGCCGGAACGACCATGCCGCGGTGCTGGACCGCCTCGATCGCCGCGTCCTGAAGCTCGCGCCACGACTCGACGATCCCTTCATTCTTGTCACGCCAAAGGTTGACGATCCGTCGCGCCTCGGCGGCAGTCACCTTCACCGGCGGCTCCTGGGTATGGGCCATCTTCTGAAAGGCCGCGACGGCGCCTTGGTACTGGCAGGCCATCGAAGGAACTTTGCCGTGGCTCTGCCGGTGGAGCCTGTCGACTTGCTCGAACGGGATGTTGAGAATGTCGGCCGCTTGAAGGAGGTACAGGTCCGGCCCTGTCCCTACGTCGAAAGCGCGGAACGCTTCGAGCTTGTCCTGCTGTCCCGCGAACCAGGCGGCCACCCGCCCTTCGATATTCGAGAAGTCCCCGCCGATCAGCTTCTTGCCGGCCGGCGCGACGATCATGGGGCGAAGGCACTGACTCAGGAGCTTCAGTGCCGGCCCGTAGGAGAGCTCGATCAGATCGATCGCGGCAGAGCCCCCTAGGAGCCCCAGGACGCCCTCGACGGCTTCCGGGTTGTCTACCCTAGGGAAGCTCTGCGTCCAGCCTGCCCAGCGCCCTGTGTGGGCCTTGTGGTACTGAAAGACGCCGCGCACCCGTCCGTCACGGCAGACCTGCGCGAGAATCTTGTCGAAGCGGAACATCCGAGAGGTCGCACGTCGCAGCGTGACAACCTCTTGGACTAGCGGCTCGTCGAAAATGTCGGAGCGCAGGATGATCTCTTCGACCTCACCCTTGGCGATGCTCTCACAAGGGATGCCGTGCGAGCGAATCCAGGCGACGATCTTGGCCGTCTGGTTGCAGGTCGAGACCGCGCCGTTCGTCAGTCGCCACATCTGGCGATCAGCACGCCGCTTGGCTTCACCGACAGCCAGTAGTCCTGCCCGCACGAGGGGCAGGTCCACAGCGAATCCGCGGTCATTGATAGTCTGATCGAGTACCCAGACGCGCCACTCCCGCTCAGACAGTTGAGGAAGGCGAATGTCGACCGAACACTCCGAGGCGACGTCCCGATCGCAGTAGGCGGCGAGACGCTCGTGCTCGGCGGGGTCGTCATGCCATTCGATTCGGCCATCGGCGTGAACCTTCTTCGGTTTGCAGAGCTTCAACATCAGGCGGTGACCGTCGCGGTCCTTCTGGATCGGACAACCCAGCACGGCGCCGAGCTGCTCTAACGAACCAGGCAGACCGACCGCATGGGCGCGAGCCATCGTGCAGTCCATGTCTTCGGGGCGGAGCTTCGCGCCTTTCGCGTTCAGCACCGAGCGCTCGAACGCTGCGTTGTGAGCGATCACCGGAGCGCCTTCGCCATGCGAGACGTCGACCAGGATCTCTGTGGTCGGGTCTTCCGCATAGCGATGGGCGCCGACCTTTTTCAGGTCGGCGCCGCTTCGCGTTTCGATGTCGCGGACGACCGGCATCAACCGAAGATGTCCGCCGTCTGAGCTTCAGTCTTCGGACCTTCGCCGAACGCCTTGTCGGCGTCGATGTCGCCAGCTTCGACGCTGACGCCGGCGAAAGCTCCGCGCGGGTTGGCCGCCGCCGTGCCGCCGATGTTGGTGTCGTCGGCGATGATCATCACGTTTTGAAGTCCGAACGAGACGCCCTTGTTGACGCCCTTGTCGTAGGCGAAGGCCCTGAGCGTCACGATCGCCCACGCACCGGGATAGACCTTCGCTTCGTCGACCACTGGCGCGAGGTTGCGATCGACGACCATGACCGCCTGGTTCGACGTCGCGCGGATCAGGATACCGCCCTCTTGGTAGCCGGCGTACCGATCCGCGTCTTGGTACTGACTCAGGAACGGCGACTTCAGGCCGCGCGGCAGGGTCGGCCACTTCGCCTTGGCGCAGTCAGCCGCCTCGGTGCGCAGCACAGAGATGTCGACCTTCGGCGGGATCAGCAGCGAGGCGCCGTGCTTGCCCTCGGTGTTCGGCGGGATCGGCTTGCCCGGCTTGAAGAGATGCGGGAACGAGAGCCGCACAGGCCCGGTCCGCACGTCGCCGTTCTGGAGCTTCACGCAGGGGTTCTTGGCCCACTGACGCTCGACCCATTCGCGGGTCATGTTGGTGTCTTCCATCAGTTCATTCCTTGCATGTGCGCCTAGTCAGTCGACACGTCGCCGAAGGCGCGTTCGGCAGCGTTCACCGCAGGACGACGATCGCTCTCAGGAGCGATAGTCATTCCGGAGCTCTCCTTCAGAGTGCAACGAAGCTTGAAGTCTTCGATCTGGCGCTTCGTCGCGCCGGCGCCCTTCAAGAGCTTCTCGACCTCGCTGATCGTCGTCAGCTTGCGCGGCAGGACGAGATCGCGATTGATGTCGTAGAGAAGCTCGAGCGTCTTGGCGACGCTTTCCTCGTCGGAGATCCACTTCGCCCGGCCGATCTTGTCGACGACTTTCCAGCCGGGAACCTGCTCACCGGCCAGCAGCTTCGCTTCAAGGTACTCCTGGCAGGCGTTCGACCATGACGAGAACCGCGCCAGCGCCGCGACGATCTGCGCCAGGCGCTCGTTCGTCAGCTCGGACGGGTGTGGGTAGTCCTTCGCCTCGACCTCCGTCAGGTCGACGTCCTCGAAGCCAGTCCCGGCGAGCTTGAGCGCGCGGTAGGCCGGACAGACGATCCGGGCGTCGCAGAAGCTCTTGTCGCAATGGGCGCCTGCATTGAGTTGTTGACCGCTGGCTTGCTTCGCCGCGACGATGGCTTCGCCGACGTCACCCAGGAACTCGAAAAGGTCCGGCGTCTCAAACTTCCAGTCCTTCACCGCGCCCGCCACATCGACGTCGCGCGCCCGCGGCTGGACGACCGTGAGGATCAGCTCGCTCACCTTCCAGGGGTTCGAGAAGACCGCGCCGGCGGCGTAGAACTTGAGCTGCGCGTTGTCGTCCGCATCGACGCTGACGCCGACGCCGTGCTTGTAGTCGAAGACGCGCAGGCGGCCGGTCTCAGGGTGATAAACCATCGCATCGTTGCGTCCGAAGACCTCACCTTCGTCGGCGCCGGCGACCTTCAAGGCGAACTTCTTCTCAACGTAAAGCTCCGCGGTCTTCGTCAGCGCGAGCTCGTGCGTGACGGTCTCGCAATAGACGCGAACGGCTTCGGCCATCTCGACGGTGACTGGAAAACCGGCGCCCATCTCGACGTCGAGAAACTCGTTCGGATGAAGCTGCCTGGAGAGACAGGCTTCGGCGAGCGCGTGCGCCGCGGTCCCTTCCTCGGCGTAGCGCGAGGAAGCGACCAGCGGTACGGTGTCACAAAGAGCGACGGAGCCAGGACAGACGAGGATGCGTCCGATGACCGAGCCACCATAGCGGGAGTGAGCCGGCTCGGTCATCACCAGACCCCGATCGCCGTCAGGTACATCTCGATCAGCGCTTCCTCTTCCTGGAGCTTAGCGCGGTCCAAAGAGCGGAGACGGATGACCTTACGCAGGATCTTGGTGTCGAACCCTTCACCCTTCGCCTCGGCGTAGACCTCCTTTAGGTCGGCGCCGACCGCGGCCTTGTCCTCGTTGAGACGCTCAATGCGCTCGACAAGAGACTTGAGCTTCGCCTGGGCGTTGCCGCCGATGACGTCGAGCTCGACCTTTTCCTCGGACATTGACCTACGCCTTCAGCGCTTCGATGAACGCCGCGTAGTCGCTCGCCTGAAGCTGGCTGGCTCTGGCGCACGGATCACCTTCGGTCGTCTTGAACTTAGCGAAGATCGGCAGCATGCCCTCCGCCTGGTGGTTGTCGCGGCCGAGCCACGCCGACATCGCGTCGCGCACGTCACTGGCCGTCAGGGATGCCTGCGAGGCGTCTGAGGTAGCCGGGGAGGCGGGCTTCGGCTCGGCGAAAGGGTCATCGATGGCCGAAGTAGCGCCGCCAGTAGCCGACGTACCAGCTTCCGTTCCAAGCTTGGAGGCAAGCGTTGCAGCTCCGCCCGCCGAGCCATCGCCCGCAGCTCGGGCAGCGTCCATCTCGGCCTTGGTCCGGCGACGGCGCCGCTGACGCTCCCCCGGCTCGGCATCCTGCGTGACGCCAGCGTCCGGCTGAAGCGTCTGACGCTCTTCATCGCCGGCGTCGCCGTTCATCAGGTCGCCGAGATACGACAGCGTTTGGGCGAGATCGCCCGCGTTGTCGGCTTCAATCGTCATCGTGATTCGGGCCATCTGGCTCCCCTAAGTGGACGTTAAACCGTTTACGGAGTTAAATGACGTTCGGGCCGGCTGTCAAGAGGCCAGCGCGAACCTGCGACCGTCATGTGTGACCGCATGCGGCAGGCTGGGCTTGGGCCAGACCTCCTGCGGAGAAATGGTATCGACACCGACGACCCTGACCGGCTGTCCGGTCTCCTGATCCACGCCGTAGACTGTAATCCGACCTCCCGCACGCTTGGCAGTCCAGTTGATGAGCGTTTGCATGTCCGTCTCCTTTTTAGCTTCGATCTGTTTCGATCTAAAAAGATCGTGTGTCAAGCCGCAATCTCGCTGAAAGTCCCGAGCTTCAGAATATCACGCGTCTTCCGCGCGACGACCTCAGACACGTACTCGTCCACGCTGTTCGCCAGCACGACGAAGCGCGCGTGAACCTGCTTATCCTGACCGATCCGGTGGACTCGCTGGAGCGCCTGAGCATTGCCCGCCGGCGTCCAGTCGCTCTCGAACATGATCACGTCCGCGGCCGCGGTGAGGGTGAGTCCGTTTCCGGCCGCACGGATGTTGCCGAGGAAAACCCGGCATAGATCGTCTTCCTGAAAGCGTCGAACAGCATCCCCACGGCCACGGTCCGAGGTATCCCCAGTGAACTCGACATGAGAGACACCTTGGCTTCGAAGTCCTTGACCAATATGGGCAAGTGCTCGGCGATGAACACCGAATACGACGACCTTCTGGAGTCCATCCTTAAGTTCCTCCAACAGCAGTTCTACGAAGGCCGGCGCCTTCGCTTCTCCGACTAACCGTCTCAGGGTTGCGATGTGCTGAGCGTCGAGGAATGACAACCCGCCCTTCTCGACAGCCTCGACGATCGCCTTTTCAAGCCCTGGATGACCGCGCAGCAGCTCGCGCACTTCCTTTGTGTCGCCGTCCACGTTGATTGTCGTCAACCAGATCGGCGGCAGATCGAGCCCGGCCTGCTTCTTGGTGCGGCGCAGACTGAAGCTCTGAATCGCGAGCCTGAGCTCCGGGACCATCTCGTCGCGCACCGTGTGCCGCGTCGAGTAGGCGCCCGCCTGCTTCCTGAAGTAGCGATCAGTGAAGATCCGGTGACTGCATGGCGTCGCGCCGCAGAACCGCATCGTCGACCAGATGTCGGCCGCGTCGTTCGGGTTCGGCGTGCCGGTCAGGAACCAGGCCCGCAGCGCCCAACGCGCCAGACCGTAGCGCCCATCGCACTCGGCGCCGATCAACGCCCGCGTCCAGTCCGTCGCCTTGTTCTTCAGATAGTGGGACTCGTCGAAGACGATCGCGTCGAAGAGGTCTCCCTCCATGCGCTTCGCCCACTTGGCGGCCATCTGATAGCTCAGCAGCAGGACATCGACTCGACCGCGTAGCCATAAGTTAAGGTCGTGGATGTCGCGCCCTTTGATGACACGCCGCGGGAGACGGGCGAACTTTCGGTGCTCTCCGAGCCACACTTCCCGCACCGCGGCCGGACAGACGATCACACAGCGTTTCGCGTTCGTTGCGTCGAGTGCGCGGATCGCCTGCGCAGTCTTGCCGACGCCGGGATCGTCGAAGATCGCCGCGCGGGACTTTGAGGCGAGGAAGTCGGCGCCGAGCTGCTGGTAAGGGAAGAGGTCTAGGGGCATTCGGCCATCACCGCTTCGATGAAGGCTTGGGCGAGCGGCGCGACGATCGCATTGCCGTAGGCGCGAAGGCGTCCCACTCGCGCGGGAGCCCCATGAGCCAGCGGGAATGTGCCGGATTCAACTGGCCGCCACTTACCGTCTCGGCACCACACAAAGTCACTTGGCGACCAAGGAGAGCGTTGATCGGAACGTCCGCCGTCTGGCAAGCCCCGTCCTTCCAGTCTCGGGTTGTTGTTGCCCACGGCGCTTCCTGGCTCCCATGCGCATCCGGGAAGCCGCGCTTGTTGGCTCGCGGTGTCGACCACTGAGCCTGCTTCGCTGCATCCGTCAGTGTCATGAACGTCTGCCCGCCGTAGCCCAGCGCTCCGCTGCTCGCGCTGTCCTGCCTCGTCGTCGTAGGCCAGTAGCATAGAGCCA